ACAGTCAAAGACTATGACAAGTCAGATACCCTATGGGCTAGGTACTGCGAAAGCAGGGATCGTGCTATTTCTGCTAGAAACTACGCACAGAGTTTGGCGCAGGTCTGAATAAATATAACAACAAATCTGGATTGGGAAAAATATGAAAACCACAGAACTTTTTACTATTAATAGAACTTCAAAGAAGCTGAATGAAACGCTTGAAAAAACCTTTGGACGTAAATTAAAATTAGAAACTTTTAACCTAGCACAACTTGAAGATGCTCGCAATAAACTACGTACACAGATACACGATGTACGTAACTTATCCGGGTTTAACGAGAACCTAGAAAATGACGCATTTACTGAAGCACAGTGGATGTTAGATGCTATCAATGCTGAAATTATGCATCGTGAAAGCATTGCAGAATCACCGTTTGATATGGGCCCTGAAGAGCCAGAAGAAATGAACGATGACCCACACGCTGATCCAGATCCAAACGAATATGGTCACGAAGGTGATATGGCACAAGGGCAATTATCTACAGGTGAAGAAGCAGCAGAAGAACTAAAAAGTATTTTAGATTCCAATGAAGATTTGCCAGAATGGGTACAGGCTAAAATTACTCTAGCAGTTGACTATCTTGATACAGCTAGAGATTATATGAAAGGACAACACGAAAAAGGTGTTGAGCCAACTGAAGATATTAACACAAACGAAGCGTACATTAACAATGCCAAAGATGCTGTTGATCTTTTGGCGAATCTTAGAAAACAATCTAAAATGGCTGAACTTGGTCAAGGTGACCCGGTTAGACCAAATCAATTGGTAAACGACCTTTGGGACGTTATGCAATGGATTGAACACAATATGAAAGAATCAATAGGAGAAAATATGAGTAACTTAAGAGAAGGTGAAATCCAGCAAGCGTCTGCGATTGTCACAGCAAAAACAATGGTTGACAGAGTAGGTCGTTGGATTGAAGAACTTTCCGGTATGGAGAATGATACTCTTCTTACACTAGGCGACTCTATCCGTGATGAAATGGGCGCAGAGCAAGCAAAACAGTTTATTTCTGCTTGTGCTCCAGCTATTCAACAAGCTCTAGAAAATCTAAAATCTACACGTGAAACACTATCAAGTGGTGTCCGTGCGCTAACAGGCGAAGAGCAAGGCGCTGAAATGTTAGGCGGTGAGCCAGCAGGTGACGAAATGGGCGGTGATGTATTTGGTGGCGAAGCTGAACCAGATGCAATGAATCCAGCAGATGATATCGGTGCTGAAGAACCAGCAGATGATTTTGCAGCAGCTGAACCAGGTGCAGGCGGTCTAGAAGCAGCAGGACGTGAAAAGCGCGAAAGCATCGATCGTTCTAGTCAATTGTTAAAAGTATTGGCAGGATGAAATTTTCAGATTTCGTCACTGAAGACGAATTTGCAAGGGTAAATGAACTAGCCCCAGGAATGCCTGGTGCGGCTCCAATGCCTGGTGCAACTAGTGCTCCGCCACCAGCCCCTGGTGCGGCGCCGGCACAAGATCCTCAAATGCAACAAAAAATGATGGCACAACAGGCATTAGATCGTGCTAACAAGAAAAAAGAAATACAAGATCAAATCAAGCAGACACAAGAACAGTTGGCAGAATTACAAAAACAATTGGCAATGATAAAATGAGATTCTTTGAATTTGCTCAAGGTGCGATGGACTTAGATACTGTTAACCGTTTCTCTACGGTATTAAAAAATATCATTGGCCGTGCAGCCAGCAAGAAACAACCAGCTAGATACAACTGGGCAGGGTTGAATCAAATGTCAAAGGCCGTTGGTGATGAATTATCAACAGACTACGAAACATTTAAAGCCATGTACGATGCCAGTCCAATTATCCAAAGCCTGGTTAAAAACTTTAACGCAGATGCTATCGTGTTAAATGTTCCTGGCGCACCAGATGATGATAGCCAAACTGATCAAGGTAACAGTCAACAGACTAGTCAAGACCAAGTAGATCAAACAGCAGACTCAGCAGCAGCGGGTCAATTAGCTCAAACACAAAAAACTCCAACTCCGCCAACTCAAGGTTGACATACTAACACAATTGCTGTAATATATACAGTATGACTGAAATACTACAACCACCACCGTTCGTTGAACGCTTCCAATATAAAAACTGCAAGCAGGTCAATGATCCTGTAACACGCAAACGAGTTTATCAAACTCCCGACGGCGAAACACTACCAAGCGTTACTACTATCCTTAGTGCCACTAAAGATATGACCCATTTGAATGAATGGAAAGACCGAATCGGACATGCCAAGGCACAGCAAATTACCACAGAAGCCGCTGGTGTTGGTACAGCCATGCATGCCAACCTAGAACGATTTGTTGTTGGTGAGCAAAGACAGCCAGGTAATAATCCAGTGCATGTCCAGGCCAACAAGATGGCTGATGTCATTATCAATCAGGGTCTAAGTAAAGTAAATGAGATCTGGGCCATGGAACAAAGCCTGTACTTTCCGGGCTTGTTTTCAGGAACAACTGACCTAGTTGGTATACATGAAGATGAACCCGCAGTTATGGACTACAAGCAAACTAACAAGCCCAAGAAAGCAGAATGGGTGGAAGATTATTATCTACAGTTAATGGCCTATATATTAGCACATAATGAAGTCTATGGTACAGACATCAAAAAGGGTGTTATCTTTATGTGTAGCCGTGCTTTTGAATACCAGCAGTTTACACTAGAGCCTGCGGACTTCAACAAATGGCAAGATGCCTGGCTCAGCAAGGTAGAGGAATACTACAAGCTAGGTAGATAAATACTCTATAGAACATAGAGGATATCAACGTGGCTGTAATTCAAATATCGAAAATCCAAGTTAGGCGTGGTAAGAAAGTATCAAATACCGGAGTTCCACAGTTAAGCTCGGCAGAGTTTGCATGGGCCATTGATTCTCAAGAATTGTTCATTGGTAACGGCAGCGTGGCCGAAGGTGCTCCATTTGTAGGTAACACCAAGGTCCTTACCGAACATGACAACATACTAGAACTAGCGGCTGCATATAGATTTGGTTCTACCAATCCTAGCATTGTTCAAAGTGTGGCTCGTTCACTTCAAGGTAAACTAGAAGAATATGTCAGTGTGGCAGACTTTGGTGCTGTCAATGACGGAAGTACTGACTGTACCGCAGCATTTCAATCAGCATTTCTAGAACTATTTAGAAATCCCAATTCTACTTACAAAAAAGTATTGCTAGTTCCTAATGGTGATTATCTGTTCATAAACGATTTAAGAATTCCAAGTACTGCTATTATTCGCGGCGAGACTGCCGAGGGTGCAGTATTGCATATTGGTGCAAACAATATGATTATTACTACTGAAAGCGGACTAGATATTAGTTCATCAGTAAGTTCAGTTAATAGACCAAGAAATGTTGACATTAGTAATTTAACAATCGACAGGACCAGTGGTCAACTTGTTATAACAGGCCTTCGCAATTCCAAGTTTAGTAATATTAAATTTAAAGGCAGATATCGTTTGGGAGATACAGTTAGTGCGCCAATAAGTCAACCTGCCGCAGTCTACTGGGAAAATAGTCTAATCGATATTCAAGTGACTGACGTAGAATTTGTCGGATGTTATTTTGAATCAAATGCAATATCAGTTAAGTGTACACAGTCTCTTCCATTGATCGAATCAAGGATCTCGTTTAATGACTGCAAGTTCTTTGTAAATGACATTGGTGTTTATATTAGTGGTGATCTAAATCAAAGTAATCGTTGGACTTTTAATCGTTCAGCGTTTGAAGAAATCTTCAAACAGGCATTTGTTGCCACACAAGGTAAAGATACACTGTTTGACAGTTGTGATTTTAAAAATTGCGGTAACGGTATTGGCAGTGCGAACGATCCAAAATATGCTATTGTTGAATTTGGCCAGAACATTAATAATCGATTAGTAAACTGTACAAGCAATAGAACACAAAAGATTGGCTCAGCGGCCAACATCGCTATTGGTTATTCTGATGCTGTCAATGCCAGTGTTGCTAACTTTATAGATAGAAATTTTATTGCGATAGATAAAACTGATGCTGCTAAATCACTAGCAGTGTTCAATGCAATTAATAGATATTTTTATGTTGATTACGTATTGCATTTAAGTGCATATACCCGAGCTGGTCGTTTAACTATCACCCTAGATGACGATCATACTAATACTTCTATTACAGACGAATATCAATATTCGCCTTTTTTAACAGCAGACCGAGGAGGAGCAATTATGACTAATTTTGAATTTACAGTTGATCTCAAGAACCGTGGTGGTGATAGTACCGAAGAAACATTGGTATTGTCTTACACGAATCCCGTCAATACCGGTGCTACTGGAACTATTTCTTACAATCTCACCTACGGTGTATGATGTTCGAATCGTTTGGTAACGAACGATTAATAAAATGGAAAGAATTTCGACAACAACTAGAAACAAGCTCTGATCCTTATTCAGAGGTAGCTCAGTTTTGGAGTAAAGCACCATTTGTTAATCAATACATAGATCCCCAAAATGTTTCCCAATGGCCCGACCCTTGGCATTTGATTCTGGATAATCGCTTTGATGATCTTGCAATTGTACTAGGAATGCTGTACACTTGTAAATTAACACAGCGGTTTATGGATTCGAATTTTGAGATACATATGTCTATGTCAGGGCAGAAAGATACTCAAAATTTCTTTCTTGTAGCAGATAAAAAACACGTTTTAAACTATGAATACGCAGGTGTAATAGAGTTTGCGCAGTTTAACGACCCGACCAGCATTGTTTGGTCAGGAACAAAATTGCCATAAATAGTTTTTCCAAGAATAATGACTTTCAGAGTGATACATGACAACAATAACAGTAATTAAAAGAAGCGGCGAAAAAGAACCACTACACATCGACAAGTGGCAGGCACAAGTGGCAAAAGTATGTCAAGGCATTGCAGATGTAAGTCAGTCGATGATTGAAATCAAAGCACAGTTACATTTCTATGATGGCATCACAACCGAAGAGATTGATGAGATAACATTACGAGCCATTGTTGATCTTATTGATGTAGAACAAAATCCAGATGTTGGCCACGTTAACTATCAATATGTAGCAGGCAAACAACGTTTGTCAATGTTACGCAAAGATGTCTATGGATCATATCAGGTGCCCGACCTTTATTCCATTGTAAAGAAAAATGTTGAAGTTGGTTTATATACTCCAGAGTTATTAGAGTGGTACACAGAAGACGACTGGAACAAAATGAATGATATGCTCGATCATGAGAAGGACGAAAGTTATTCATATGCAGCCATTGAACAGTTAATTGAAAAGTATTTGGTTAAAAATAGAGCCACTAAGGAAACTTATGAAACTCCACAAATTCGATACATGGTTGCAGCAGCCACTGTCTTCCATAAAGAAGAACCTAATGCAGCCCGCATGCGTTATATTAAAGAATATTATACAGCGGCCTCAGATGGTCTTTTTACTTTGGCTACTCCTGTGTTGGCTGGCCTGGGCACTCCTACTAAACAATTCTCGAGTTGCGTTCTTATTCGGGCTGATGACGACCTTGATAGTATATTTGCGTCGGGAGAAATGATGGCCAAATATGCCAGCAAACGTGCTGGCATTGGTCTAGAGATAGGGCGTCTACGCCCATTGGGCAGTCCCATCAGAGGTGGTGAGATCATGCACACAGGTATGATACCATTCCTGAAAAAATGGTTTGGTGACCTGCGTAGTTGTAGTCAAGGAGGTATTCGCAATGCTAGTGCTACTGTATTCTATCCTATTTGGCATCATCAGTTTGATGACCTTATTGTACTTAAGAACAACCAAGGAACAGAAGAAACCCGAGTCCGTCATATGGATTATGGGGTTGTGCTTAGTGCTTTCTTCTGGAGACGATTTAAAAATAAACAAGACATAACATTCTTTGATCCTAACGAAGTGCCAGATTTATACGAAGCGTTTTATAAGAATACAGAACGATTCGAAGAGTTGTATGTAAAATATGAAAAGCGCAAAGACCTTCGTAAGAAGGTCATGTCAGCTGAAGAAGTTTTCAAGGGTGGTATACTAAAAGAACGCACAGATACAGGTCGGATATATCTAGTATTCATTGATAATGTAATGAACCAAGGTCCATTTGATCCTGAGTATCACACGATTTATCAAAGTAACTTGTGCTGTGAGATCTTATTACCCACACGTTCATTTAAGCGATTAGACGACGATGAGGGACGCATAGCGTTATGTACACTGGGATCTATCAACTGGGGATCGTTCCGCAACCCCGAGGATATGCGTAGAGCTTGCAGGATTCTACAACGTAGCCTGTGTAACATCCTTGACTATCAAGACTTCTTGAGTATTCAAAGCAAGTTGTCAAATGATGAAATCCAACCACTGGGCATTGGTGTTACTAACTTGGCCTACTGGCATGCCAAGCGTGGGCTAAAGTATGGCGAGAAAGACGCACTACAAGATGTCAAGACATGGATGGAACATCAGGCTTTCTACCTAACAGAAGCAACGGTTGAGTTGGCCAAAGAACGTGGACCATGTGTTGACAGTCAACACACACGTTATGGTAAAGGTGAGTTTCCTTGGGAACGCAGAGCCAAGGGTGTTAACGAATTGGCAAACTTTGCTCCAGAACTAGATTGGGAAGCATTGCGAGTCAATATGAAACAGTATGGTGTTCGCAATGCAACCCTAATGGCCATTGCTCCTGTAGAGTCTAGTAGTGTTGTCATTAACAGCACCAACGGTATCGAAATGCCTATGAGCCTTATCAGTGTTAAAGAATCAAAGGCAGGATCGTTTGTGCAAGTGGTACCAGAATATCACAAACTCAAGAACAAGTATCAAATGATGTGGGATCAAAAAGACTGTGTAGGCTACATTAAGACTGCCGCAGTACTGGCTGCCTATGTGGATCAAAGTATCAGTACCAATACATTCTATAATCCAGCACACTGGGCAGATCGGAAAGTGCCAACTACACTAATTGCCAAGAATTTGATGCAGGCACATATGTGGGGATTGAAAACATTTTACTACAGCCTAATCAACAAGGCTGGTAGCAAACAACAAGCAGAATTAACTCCAGAAGTGCATTACAATGGGTTCCATAACGAACGAGAATTAATTGAAGACGAAGATGACTGCGAGTCATGTAAATTATGAGCCAAGAACAATACAATTTAAAAACAAAGACAGATTACCTAAGCCGCAAGATGTTTCTGGACCCAGCAGGTCCTGTTACGATCCAACGTTTCGAAGAAGTCAAATATAAAAAGATAGCAGACTTTGAAACAACAGCACGTGGTTTCTTTTGGGTACCAGAAGAAATCAGTCTAAGTAAAGATTCAAACGATTTTAAGGATGCATCAGATGCAGTTAAACATATCTTCACTAGTAACCTGCTTAGGCAAACTGCTCTTGACAGTTTGCAAGGCCGCGGCCCAAGTCAAATCTTTACTCCGGTTGTAAGTCTTCCAGAACTAGAAGCACTAATATACAATTGGACATTCTTCGAAACAAATATTCATAGCCGTAGTTATAGTCACATTATTCGTAACATCTACAACGTGCCAAAAGATGTGTTTAACACTATTCATGACACTAACGAGATTGTTGAAATGGCCTCAAGCGTAGGCAATTACTATGATCGACTACATGTTATCAACTGCCGTAAAGAAGCAGGTGAAAAGATCAATGAAAAAACGCACATCAAAGCAATTTGGCTAGCACTAAATGCCAGCTATGCCTTAGAAGCCTTCCGCTTTATGGTTAGCTTTGCTACCAGTCTTGCCATGGTAGAAAACAAGATCTTTATTGGTAATGGCAACATCATCAGTTTGATTCTACAAGACGAATTACTACACAAAGGATGGACTGCCTATTTGATCAATCAAGTGGTCAAAGAAGATCCACGTTTCGCCGAAGCAAGAGATGAATGCCAACAAGAAGTCTATCAGTTATACATGGATGTTATCCGTGAAGAAAAAGAATGGGCAGACTACCTGTTCAAGCTAGGACCAGTGATCGGACTCAATGCAAATATTCTAAAAGAATTTGTTGACTATACAGCAGCCGATGCACTTAAACAGATCGGCATCAAGTACAATCATCCTGCGCCCAAGACCACACCAATTCCTTGGTTTAACAAACACAGTGATACCAGTAAAAAACAAACAGCCTTACAGGAAAACGAATCAACTAATTATGTTATCGGTGTGATGGGTGATAGTATTGACTACAGCGAATTGCCGGTGTTATAATAAGTAAAAGGACTAGATATGAAAGCAGTAGTTTGGAGCAAAGACAATTGCCCATTTTGCGAGCAGGCCAAAGGCCTACTCAAAATGAAGGGCATTGAGTTTGAAGAAAAGAAAGTTGGACATGGCTACACCAAAGAAGATTTGCTAGAAGCAGTGCCCACAGCAAGAACAGTACCACAGATTTTTCTAGGTGAAGAATTGATCGGTGGATTTACAGAATTAAAGAAAAGGTTAACAGATGCTAATTGATAAAGGCGTAAGCCCCGGGGAAGTAGTTACAATTAAAATGACAACTGGTGAAGAGATTCTAGCCAAACTAGTTGAAGAAAAACCAGACGGTTATAAAATCACTCGTCCCATGGTGTTAAGTGCCACTCAACAGGGCATTGGCATGCTGCCATATATCTTTACAGTACATCCTGATAAAGAATTCGTATTGAATAAAACTGCAATCACAACGGTAGTTGCTACTGAACAAGATTTTGCCAATCAATACATTCAAAGCACAACAGGTATTAAATTAGCATAATGCCAATTATATCAGTCATCGGTGATACCAACGTACACGGTGGTGGGGCATTTGATCAAGGCCTGTCCGGGAACGTATCTGCAGGCAACAAGGCAGTTGCTCTTGCTGGCCAAACTGGTAGCAGTAGCAATGACAGTCAATACGATGCTAGAACAAGATCGCAACACAGAGCATCAAATCAACAGGCTGCTAATGGAAGTGCAAATGTATTTGCCAACAATAAACCTGTGCATCGAGTTGGTGATGGAAGATTGGAAGGTGCTACAGCTGGCCCAGGAATAAGCTCAGTAGGAGTTAACTAATGAAAAAATTATTTTGGAACGGATTGGGATTTTTAAGTCTAGGAATGGCCTACGTTGGAGTCGTTACTCCCGGCATACCATTCAGTATCTTTCTTGTATTTGCAGCCTACTGTTTTGCCAAGGTAAATCCCAAGATGCATGCCTGGTTATACAATCATAAACTGTTTGGACCATTCCTAACCAACTGGAATGAAAAGCGAGTGTTTCCTTTTAACGGCAAGGTCTTTATGGTGCTAATGATGGATACCAGTTTAGTTATCATGTGGTACACTACTGGCAACCTCAAAGCAGTTGTCTACACTGGTATCACCATGGCACTGGTTGCTATATGGGCATGGAGATTTCCCAGCACCAAAGAAGAATGGCAACGTCGTAAGGATGCTGGTGAGAAGATAGGTTGGTTTAAATGAAAGATTATTTTGTAACTCCCTTATTTGCGGTTCCACTTTATAAATCGTCAATTGGCCCATTAGATGCAATTACTCTTACTAAACTGAAAAATCTTGAGTGGGAAGAACCTGATGCATTTGTAGAAGAAAACGAACCCTTTAACGTTGAACTTGCCTACAGTAATGCCACACATCAAGAAAGCGCCGATAGAAATGTTTTAGATCGTCCTAGTCTAGCTAATCTTAGAAAACAAGTACAGGCTAAAATTGACGATTTTGTTCATAATGTTATGGGTGTTGACGACAAGATGACTTGGGAAATCACTACCTCCTGGGTCAATAGAACAGTTAAAGGCGGGTATGGTGCAAATCATTACCATAGCAATAGTTTGATTAGTGGCGTGTTATACCTAGAAGTAGATGAGCTATCTGGTAAAATTTGTTTTCATAAAAAGATGCACTGGAACAATTTATTTTCGGATACAATACGAGTTACATATAAAGAGATTAACGATACTAATGCAGAAATAGTATTGTTTGCTCCAAAAAATAATGATATCATTTTATTTCCTTCACATTTGAGTCATTCTATTCCAGCAAATGAATCCGATCGAGATCGGTACAGCCTAGCTTTTAACGTATTTCCGCGGGGAGTTGTCGGTAAGGGCGGAAATTCAGAGTTGACATTATAAATAACTGACAGTATAATAAATACTTCAACAACAAGGAGATGCGAAATGGCACGTAGATCAGATAGAGCAAAAACACCAATGCAAGCCGCAGTACGTAGACAACTACGCAAGAGAAAATAATCATGCCTAGCCCACGCAGAGTTAGTCAGATCCTTAAAGGTAAAAAGCCACCACGTGCTAAGTCATTAAAGACAATGGCTAGTCGTGGTGCTAAGAAGCGTAAGTAAAGAATTGTTGTAATCCCTTCAAAGCGAAGGCGTTGCGGACCCGGGTTCGACCCCCGGCAGGTCCACCGAAGTATATTAGAATCCCTAAAAAGATCAGGTTTGGTATCCCAGTCACTGCGATAGGCATAGCCCGCATACTTAATACACCGTAGTATATTTCGTTGGGCCTGTATTGGCTTCGACGTGGCGAGATAGTAGAGACGGCAACACGGTAGGCGATGACCGTAAATCAAGCAAAACTTGTAAATGCAAACGCAAATACAAACGACTTTACAGCAATGAGCTTCACTGGAAACACAGTTTCTGGTAAAAGCAAAACTGCTTTAGCTGCCTAAAAAACAGCGTGTCCGGGGTAGTTATACCTTGTCATCAAAAATAGCAGAACCCGCTCCGGCGGGTTTCTTTTTGAGCATCAGGAGTTGTAAGTCATTGATGTTGTCATGTTAGCCTACAGTTCCTTTGTTGAAACTTGTTGATATATTATTGCAGTAGTATTATACTAGCAGTTAGGGCATAGTTGCCCTGTTAAAAGGAAAAGCAAATGAAATCAAGCAAAAAAGGCATTGGCAGTTTGTCGAGAAAATTAACTGCAATACTGGTATTGGCTGGAATGTCAACACTGGGTCATGCTGTAGAAGTTTTAGATGGAAAGCTAACTGGCAATATGACTCTTGCTAGTGATTACAAGTTCCGTGGTATCAGTCTAAGTAACAATGGTCCTGCAGTTCAAGGTGGTATTGACTTCAATCACTCAACAGGTTTTTATGTTGGTAACTGGAACTCTAGTTTCCGTGGTACTCCTTACATGAACGACGACGACATTGATAATGCCGCACTTCAATCAAATTTGTACGCTGGGTGGCGTAAAGATGTTTACAAAGGCATCACCGTTGACCTAGGTACCATTAGCTATTTGTATCCTACTGCCAGCGCAGGTGGTTCAAAAATAAACTACAACACCAGCGAAGTTTATGCTGGTTTAGGTTATGGTCCTGTTAGTGTAAAATACAGTCAGACAACTTCCAACTACTTTGGAGTCAACAGCAGTTCTGGTACACAATATTACCAGGCCGATGCTAAACAAAGTCTTGGCATTGTAGATTCATCCCTAAAAGATCTAAGCGTAGTGGCACATTATGGTCACACACAGGTAGCTAACAACAGTAATTTGAATTACAATGACATGAACATTGGTTTAGTTTATAGTTTTCCAGGCAAGTGGGACTTGGCAGCTCGTTATTACACCAATAGTGCAATGAGCAATAAATTCAAACAGTACAACAGCTGGCACGGCACCAATTTTTATGGAAATGCCGGAGTAGTAACTTTAACCAAAACATTTGATTAATTCAATCAATGTTACCTAAAATGGCGTCTTTTGACGCCATTTTTATTGCTCTCAGTATCAATACGGATATATACTAGTCAAATGACACAAGTCATTTTATATAAAAGGAATTGAATTATGAAGAAAATTGCAATCGCATCTTTGTTGGCAGTAGCCGCATTTTCTGCTAGTGCTCTAGAAGTTGGTGTTAATGGTAGTTATGACTTTGGCGGCTCAAATGACCGTCCAGGTGCTGGTATTACTATTGGACAGAAGTATGATAAGTTTGGTATCACT